CTTCCATTAATGTATATCCTCGTAATCTATTTCTATGATGGCTTCCTGTGTTAGGTAGCCCGCTGCTGTTGGGTACTCCGTCCAGACTAGGTCGCCATCTTTGAGTATGTCTTTTAGATGCTCGACAGTCTCGACCAAGTCCCAGTCTACTACCCAGACCGGCTTCATGCCTCTCACGACATAGCCTTAATCAACTTCTCCACGTACCACTGATGCTTCTTGAGGTCTTCTACGCCGTTCTTGTACTGGTAGCGATGTAGATACTTGATCGAGTTACCTGCTAGATAACCCTCGAACTGCTCAGCTGTGAGCTGCTGCTCGATATAGTCTATACACTCTAACCCGCCTTGGTTGTAGTGTGATGGATTGTTGATTACATCCTTCACAGGAGCGTTAGACTGATAAACCTTGTTGCCATTCTTGTCATCCTTGAAGCGGCCCCAGTACCCACGCTCTACTCTCTCCTGCTCTGGAAACCCTTCCCTAGCTAAGACACCATCCTTCAAGGCGTCCCACTCTGCCGGTGTTGCGTCATTAATCGTCATCTCGTAACTCCTCTTCTAACTCTTCTGCTCTGTCTTCTATTAGGTCTTGGAATCTCTCCACTAAGTCTTCACTGCTAATGTCTAGCACCTCCAACAATGTGATCTCATCCAAGTGCTTTAGTCGGTCGCTTATATCAGCTATCGTCAGTGCCATGCTCTACTCCGTGTGCTGTCCATGCGTCAACGATCTGCTGCATCTGTTCATTAGTTAAACCTATGTAAGAGTATTTACCGAAGACATCGTCTGTCTGTATTGACACCTTCTTCTCTCCTATATAGAACTGTAGGTCGTCTGTTAATATAACCCTCTTCATGATCGTGCCTTCCTCTCAGCTGCTGTCTTTACTGCGTGGCATGGTTTGCAGAGAATCTGCATGTCTTCAGGCTCACAGTATAATCGTTTAACAAAGCTAGGAAGGTCGTCAAAGTCATTCAGGCTTCCTGCTGGGATGATGTGATCGACCTGAACTTCCTTATCCATGAACTCCTCACTACACTCAGCACACGTATACAACCACTTGTGTCTCTTCCCTGTGACTGCTGTACGATTAGCATTCTTAACCTTCTGCTTGACTGGGTACCTCTGAAATGCCTGTCTTAGCGCACTCCGTATGAACTGGAAGTATCTAGCCTTAGTCCAAGTCTTACCTGCCCACGTACGAGGTTTTAGCTGTCCCATTCTAGGAACTCCTTAGTCTCCACAGGAAACGAGAATCTATCAGACAGTGAACGTCTAAGGTAAACCAACTGAGCATTCTCGTAGGCTCTGGTATAGCCCATCTGATCAATGACAGTCAACGCCATGTCTAGCTCAGACGTTAGACCATCGAGTAGCTCAGCTGCTAGAGCCTTACCACATAGATACATTCCTATGATGTTGTCTACAGCGTCTCCCATGATGATTTGCTTGTACAAGTTTCTTGTAGCTTCAAGCTGACTAGGCGATGTAGTTACATCGTTAACCATGTCGTACCTATCACATGCTATCTGATCGAAGTCCTTATCCAATGACACTATCACAGGAACCGTACCTTCTCTCAGCTCTCTCGTGGCACCTGTTGCTATAGCGTCATCAGCTTCAATGCCGTCATAGACTAGAGCGCCCCAGAAGTCGATCATGTGTTGCCTAGCTGCCCGAAGATGTATTGGCTTAGGGCCTGTCCTGTTGCCTTTGTAAGGCGCTGTGACGGCTATCTCGTTCCTAAAGTTATGACCTCCTGTTAGGTATACATGATACTTAGTTAGCTCAGGGAAATGCTGTAAGATAGACTTAACAACATAGCTATTAAGTGTCCACGTTACTGCCTTAGCCTCTCCTTCGTCTCCTATAGCGCAAGCGATCCTGTACGCTATGATGTCTCCATCGATGTGTAGCATTATTCCATACCTCCTGTTGGGCCTCTCCCGTTGCCACGAGCCAACCATACGAGCCACAACGTAGCCAACCAATTAAAGAACGTGTAAGGAATGAGCGAGCCTGTTAACAAGTTAATAGCCCAGATGGTAAAAACAGGTACAGCGATGAACGCCATACCTGTTAACACTAACCATCCTAAGTTATATAGGATGGCACCCATTACAGCGCCGCTTCGAGGTCGAGGTCGGCTACATTCGCGCTCTCGTACTCTTCCAAGTCAGTGACGATCAACTTGATCAGGCTAGGGCTACGACCTTTCTTGCCGCTAAACTCCCAGTCGAAGTAAGAGATGGCTACCTTAGCCTTGCTGCCGTTGCCTACGTTACCCATGATCTCATCGCCTGCTGTGTTGTAAGCCTTGATAGGGTTCTGAGACTTAGTAACGATGTAGCTGCCTTGGTCGTCATTCTTGTTGTTGACGTTTAGGCCGCGCTCTTCCAGTGCTGCTACAGCGCCTGATGAGAGGTTGCTTAGGTTTACCTGATACTTACCTGACAGCTCGTTGCGCTGCTGAAGGTTAGCCCAGAATAGGTCTGCGTTTAAAACTATAGGGGTCTTCTTATCCATCGTTTTGCTTCCTGTATTGTGTGTTAGTTAAAGAACGTGCATTATACCAAAATACTGCTTACTTGTCAACTGCTTAGTGCGTCTCTGCCCATGAATCTCCTACGTGATAGTCGCCTGCTAACGGACAACGCATGTCGTACGCTTCACCTGCTAACTTGATTGCTTTACATCCCAGCTTACCTACTGCGTTAGCGAGATGCTCCGGTACTTCTATCTGCCACTCATCGTGTACGTTAGCCACTACCTTCACATCGATGTTAGCTTCTTGTAGCAACTGCCTTAGTATGATAGCAGCCTTCTTCATGACAATGGCTCCAGCTCCCTGTAGCAGTGTGTTGAGTGCAGCGTGTTGATGCCGTACTCTTAAACGTCTGCCATCAAGGCAGGGAAGGCTCTTGTGCTTCTCAGCTATGTCTCTAACTAAGTCGCGCAACACCCTTAGTGCTGGCGTTCCTTCCAAGAACTTTCGCTTGAGAGCTGCTCCCTTACCCTTACCTCCTCCAACAATGCTGCCAATCTTGGCATCACCGGCCCCATACAAGAAGGCGTAGATGAAGGTTTTAGCTTGATCTCTTGTAGCGAGACCTGCTGCTTTCTGATTAGCGGTATGCACATCTCCGTCTAGTATCTCCTGTGTGTAGTTGTCGTCCTTCATGTAGTGAGCCAGCATTCGTAGCTCTAGGCCACTAGCGTCTATACCCACAAGTTTGTTACCTGCTTCTACTGTCCAGCACTGTCGGCATTCTTTACCAAACAGCTTACCTGATGCCGGTACTTGTGCGAGGTTAGGCTGACTGTGCGTCATACGTCCTGTGACTGCACCGTTACAGTTGACCCTACCATGTACCCTGCCATCATCAGCGACAGCTTCTAGCCACGAGTTGATCTGTGAGGTGCGCTTCTGTAGCGTTAGAAACTCCAACACTAACTTAGCTTCAGGCAGGTCTATATCGCCTAGTGTACCCTCATCAACGATCACGTTACCCTTCTCGGTCTTAGTCTTAAACACTGCACCGATCGATTCAAGGCGCTTAGCTATCTGCTGCCTGCTGCCAATGTTGAACACTTCTACATCGTCCTTGAGCGGCTTCCCAGTCTTCTCAGAGACGCGCTGTGTGATGATAGGCTTGAACCTATCTTGTAGTGTAGCCTCAATCGATCGCATGTTAGCGGTGAGCTGAGCGTACAGGTCAGAGGCGAATGGTATATCTAGCTTGAAGCCGTTGAACCGCTGCTCTGTCAGTATGCTCTGCATGTCATGCTCTAACCGCCACGACTCCTCGCTAAAGCTCTCCTGCGTCAGTTTATCCATCAGGTGCTTACATGCCTTAGTGTTAAGACGTGTGTCCTGCTCACAGTAGATAGCCATACGTGTCAGCCATTCATCGTGTCCCTCGTCCTCAGCAGGGCCATCGAAGTCTTTGAAGTCTCCCTTCGGGAAGCCGAATTGATTGCCATAGGACACAAGACCATGACCGCCTGCTCTGGAGGGATCATGTAAGCGGGATAGCAACATGCCATCTACTTGCTTCCACTCGCTTAGATCAACGCCCCAGACCTTCTTGATAACAGGT